GCGCCGATTGCAGCAAAACCAAAGGCACCACCTCCAGTACACCAGAAGTCCCACAGCATGTCATTGAGTGCCCCGGTGTACCCTTGTGACCGCAGCGCTTCAAACCAGGCGTCATTAAGAGTGGGTGTGACACCACCATTTGCCAATGCTGCCTCAACCATAGCGTCGTTGAGCTGATTAACTGTCGCACCGTTTGCCTGACACCAAGCTAAAAGACCATCGTTGATCTGATCCCCATAGCCCCCGGCTATGAGAGTTGCAACAATGCAATCATTTAACTGTGACATGTTATATGCCCCATTTAGCTAATAACTCAGCATAAATATCATCCATCTGAGCATCAGAATGCGCAGCAGGATATAAAAGTACTTCACCAACCCAACCAACTGCTTGTGTATTCAAATTGTTTGTATCATTTAAGATACTTATATACTCAAACCCTTGATCTATAATAGTCGCATCAGTCACCCAGTTAGCAGGATCACCAGAAATACGTGAACGATAGTTACCACTATCTGATCGAATAGCCCATACATGACCATTGGTATCTTCTGCCATTTGTGATAACACTCCAATGGCATTACCACGTATTTGAATATTACCTGCTGCATTTTCTATCTGAATATCATTAACAGGATCACCCAATACCAGACTTGCAGGATCATTTGTATGCGCATCAAAACCACCTACTACATACATAGTAAACCCTGAAGGTTGTAAATATGGCACGATATTCTTTTGATACCGTGGGGACGTATTAGCAGAACTGACAACATCCAGACTATTTACAGTTGCTTCTGGCATTGTGTTCGATAGATTAGTTAAGTCGCCCCCTGGATTTGAAGCTATGACATCATTATCCCATCCAGTGATATTTGAACCACTCTTGGTAATGCCTGTTGGATTTAGCCATATAGAAGACCCAACACCTAACGCCGGGAATGTAGTTATGGTCCATACAGAAACAGGGAAAGACGTTGCTGGTGGGTTTATGCCCGTTGTCAGTGTCACAGTGACAGAATATGGGGACGATGCACTGGCCCCTGCTGCAACAGTACCTGAAATGACACCTGATACCGGGTCAATTGTAATGCCGGGGGGCAAGCCAATAGCTGTGTAGATTGGGTTACTGCCATCCCCTACAAAGAACTCTGTTGACATGTCAATGCTGACAACCGCCCCCTCAGAGAATATCTGATTGGGGAATGTGCCGATAAAGCTAGGCGCCGATTGACCACCCTGGTACTGTATGTAGGCAAGTGTGTAATACACCGGCACGTTGTTGTGTGCTTCAGCAACACCAACTGCCTGACTATGGCCCGTCACCCCATCAACAGATAAACTGGCCTGCAACTGCGACCCACCTGTAGTTGTTGAGGTTCCAGGGGTAGACAGCACAGTAGCGTCAGCTGGTGTGATATCGTGCTCGTGGTTTGGCATTTGGTTTGTGGTAAGCACTACCTCATTCTCACCACCAATGTCACCTACGTTATTGAATACCGTGCCATCTTCGTCGAGACAAACCACGAAACGCCCGCTAAGATCTGGTGTGCCGTTCGTGCCGTCACACAGGAACCACCCACTGGGTATGGTGACCGGAGCCCCAGCCCACTCAGCAATCAAACCTTTCGGGACCTGACCGCCTAACGGGAAAATTGTACCCCCACCATTCCCAATACCAAGGTACCCATACACATCAAGCAGCGCTGTACGCTGCTGCTGGAGCATCATTACAATACGATCAAGGGTGCCTTCATGGTCCTTAGCTGGGAAAGGGCCACGTACCGGATAGTCTGTGGTTTGCTGAAGTGGCAAAAGCCTTTCCAGGGAAATGTTCGCCTGGTCAGCAGGTGGGGTGTTGAATATCACAAGGCCACCTGCGTCGTCACCGAGCCCTGTCACGCTGTAGCCTATGGACCCAGCTACCCCGTCTATGACAGCTACCATGTCAGTGGAAAGGTCAACTCGGGCTGTGTAGGCGAACTCCGTAGAGACCCCATCCCCCAAATACTCCCAGGTGTTTATTTGTGTCGTTAATGTCATTTATCACCTACCATGCAGAAGACGGGGGTAAAAAGTACTCTTGATCATTCTCTTTTCGGGCTCTGTCGACCATGCGCCGTGTATGTCCTGGGTTTGCCCACTCTTTTAAGCCGTTCCACACTAAGTAATCCGTTGCCATCTTAGTATAAAACAGATTGTTACCAGGTACCATTTTATATAAGGTATTCAACGCCTGCCCACCTGCGTCGTCCCCTGTCATAGTCTTGGCATATATGTCGTAAACTGACTCCAGATCACTGGCAGATGGCCCGAGCATGGTGCCCAGTGGTGAGGAACCGTACCGGGACTTAGCCTCACCGAACAGGAAGTCACCATAGATACCAAGCGCACCACCCTGAAGCATAGCTGCTACCATTGTTTTAGCAAAATCAGTGGTGTTATCTGGGGTCCGCGGCTCCCGGCCCTTAACCAGATCTTTGATTGACATTGCCCCGTAGCCAAACAGAGTGTTCCAAGCAATCAACCGAACAAGCCCGGCCATGTTGCCCTTGCCGTTCTTGAGCGCTGCCTTGAAGCTGATATCTTCGCCGTGTCCGTAGATTTCGCGCTTGATAACACGCTGGATAAACGTAGCTGGGAAAGATTTGAACTGCATCACCGATCGCAACACCTCACCCTCTACCGTGCCGGGGGATGTACCTCGCATCAAGGTTGCTTTGGTTCGAGTATTGGGCTCCAGCACTGCCGTTGACGCCCGGTCAAAGTAGTATGACCGAAAGTTGTCAGTGATCTCGCGCTTTAACTCCCGGATTCGTAAGTCATTTGGCGTCTTGCCCTGCGCTTCTATGTACCCTGTGAATGCGCTGTCGGGCAGATCATTGACATTTTCAGGTGTTAGGTAGCTGAACTCATTGACATTGGCTGTGTTTGCCTGTCGGATGATATCCCACTTGCCTTCATCAATATTGAACTGTTTGAAAACATTAGTGATTTCAGGCGACAGGTTGGAGTACCGTTGCCCCCGGAGCCCAGCCAGCCTGGAACTGACAGACAGCGCGTATGTCCCGCGCAGCTGATCAGTCCACCAGGACAAGCCATTGAGCTTGAAGAACTTTTCTGTGAGCTTGCTCATGGCGCCCGGCACACCGTCGCGGGCTGCATCAAAGCGTGCTGTGGCTGACCCTGAGAGGTTGGTATGGACAACGCCCAACATCCCCAGTATTTGTTTCTCGGCTGCCTTTGTCTTGCCTTTGATTAGACCACCCAGCGCCTGCGACATGGCTGTGAAAGCATTATCACCAAAATCATACTTCATGGCCGACATGTAGGTGGGTACGTCGGTAATCGACGCAAGTACTGCGCCGCCCAGCTTGGTTGTGTTCTGTAGATTCCTGAATGACTGCCCAGCGTAAGCCCCCACCTTGTTGCCAGCTACCCGAGTCTCACCCGTCAGGTTGGGCATGGTTGTCTTGACCAGTGTGTTGGCTTTTGATGCGAAGTTAGCCAGCCCTTTGGTGTCACCTTTAAGCGTGAGGTCTTTACCAATCTGATCAATGACCGTTGCAAGATTTAGCTCTGCGTTTGGTCCCATTCTTTGCATAAGTCCAGTATTCTGGGCCATGGTGTGGAGCCCTGAGACCATAGAGTCAGATAATGAACCAGTTCCGAATGCAGAGGAATAATCATGTTCTGCGGCAGCGTCCTTGAAGTGCAATACGCGCTCTTTAGACATGCGCTTGCCGATGTTGGCGATACCTTTGAGCCCAGTGGTTGCAGGCTTTTTGAACTGGACATGGCTACCTGTAGCGAGCCCCTGGTAGATATTCCTGAGCATTGTTTTTGCATCGGTACGCGCTACCCCCTCAAACGTGCGTTCATAGTCAAGCAGGTTGTCAACCTTTTCAAACCAGGCATCAAACCCTGCTTTGTAAATCCGGTACATGTCGTGGTTTTGCTTGGCGACATAGCCAGGTATTTGCCCGATGTTGGCGCCAACAGCATTGGCATCTGTGCGAGCAAGGTCATTGTACTTCTTCAGAACCTTCGCAACCTTGATCACATCGGCCGGCAGCCCGGCAGTGTTCGGTGGGTCCAGGTCCAGCCCGGCTACGGCCTGACGTATCTGTAGATCATTCTCGCCGCTGGACAGTGTGCGCAACACGCCATCGTTTTCCAGCTCTGCAAGGAACCCTGTCACATAACGATTAAGCAACGAATCTTGTGACGCACCAACAGACGCATGCGAGCCCGTGCGTGCTACCTCATCGCCGGACAAGAAAGCTTGCAGCCCACGCGCCGGGTCATCCGCCCAGTTCGTCTGGATGTAATCAAACATTGCAATCTGAGACCGTTGGTTCAGATAGGTGTTCCGGCGCTCAACCTGTATGGCCTCATTGGCTTCATCTGCAACCTTCTCGACCATCTCCCCGATGTTCTCGCGCCAGTCATCGGGTGCGACCAATTTGGCACGCTGCTCTGCTTCTGTGACGATTTCTTTTACCGCCTGCTGCTCATCAGGTATCAATTCTTCCAGCAGTACGTCGCAATTGACAGCCATCAGACAGCCCTACACTTAGCAAATGCGCGTGCTGCATCGTTGACGCGCTTTACTTTCTCAACAGCTTCGTCAATCTGCTTAATAGCAGCATTGTCAAGTTTGATATCTACGGCTTCTGCATCTTCAACCAATGCTGTAAACTCGTCGTCTGCTTCTACCGTGCGGGCTTCCGCGTCAATAGCTTCTGCTGTGGTCTGCTTTGTAGCGCGTGCACTCTCGCGCTCCATCGTCTTGAAATCAAAGTTGTTTATGGGTGGCTGCTTTGAGCGCTGGTCCATGCCATTGATTTTGTCAATGGCCAGCTGGTTAACCTGCTCAGTCGTCAGCGCCTGGTTCATCCGTGTTTCCACAGCATCATCCAACTCGTCGCGCAGAACCTTCGGCAACTCGCCGCCGCGTTGAATGGCTTCCATTTGCTTGATGGCTATTCTTAAGTCACGAATGTCATTGAATTCTTGAGCCAGTCGCGCCCGCTCTTTCGCCAGTGCAGGTAGTGCTGGCCTTTCACCAACTTCACGTATGCGTGTTTCAATCTCTGCAGACCGTGCTGCAAGGTCCGCGGCATTGATAGCCTGACCTGGCTTTAACTTGCGTTTCAGCGCTGTGACCTGTGCGTCCAGCTGCTGGCGCTTCTCTGCGATGACAGTCCGGCGCTGAAACCCTTCATCTTTGCCGCGCTTGTATGCGAGAATTTCACGCTCAGACCGCAGGATGTCTTCAACATCTACAGGTCTGCCATCCAGGGTCTGTGTCATGGCAGCCCGAAAAGCAGCTTCACGAGTCTCGATTGTTGTTTCGTTGGTGAGCAGGGGGCCAACACCGGTCTGGTCTGTTTGAGCTATCGGCGTGACTTTTCGTTCCGTTCTGAACAGTTCCGCACGCTCCGGGACTCCAGCAACCCTTCCCGTAATCGCCGTGCCCCCGATATGCAAAGCTCCACCCAGAGCGGCACCAAACATGATATTAAAAGCACTGTCTTGTAAGGTGTAATCATCTTGTAGCCCTCTTGCAAAAGAAAAGACAACTGGCTCAACAACTGCCGCACCCACAGCACCTTCTATGACACCAACTTTGCCTGCTGCTGCCAGCCGCTGTCCCCGTGTAGCCGTCGCGGGAATAGTCCCAAACTTAGCGTGACGCGCCAGAATCGCTGTCTCTGCGATATTCAGCCCCCGGCCAGCAACCTGATTTGCCCGGATAGCCGCCTGTGCCCAGCGCGTCATGCCCACTGCTGGGATGAACGCCGATGCCACATTAACTGGGTCAACCACACTCGCCAAGATGCCGGACCCTATGTTAATGGCCCCCTGTGTGAAATCCTGTGGCCCACGCGACATGATGCTGTCACGCGCCAGCTGCCCGCGCTTGCGTTCTTTGAGGAACCCGTACTTAAGTTCTGTCATCCCTTCTGGTGGGATCTCTATGTCGTACCCGTCAGTCCCAGCCTGCTCCTGTGCTTCCGCTTGCGACATCAATCGGTTTGATACTTCTATTGGCACCTCGCGCCTGCGACGACGACGCCTGCCCTGCACGGCGGGCTGTGCGCCTTCTTCACCGAGTCTTTCGGCTGTGTAGTAGTTTGATATCAGAGCCAGCGGGTTTAGCTCAGCAGCAGACTGAAAAGATGCTACAGCGGATTCACCCCGGCTCGTTGGGAAATCTTCCAGGAACTTATTTCTTGCTATGTTTGGTCCTGTGGTGAAGAACATTAACGGCCACCCCTTACGTTTTCTCTACCTGTTGTGCCTGGTTGCTGTGTCGCAGTCACACTGCCCCTGCGCTTACGCTGTGTGCGCTTGCCGAGCTGCGTCAGTGATGCAGTCTGGGCTTCAATCTCCTCCCATGACAGACGCACTACTTCGCCATTCTTTGTAACAGGCGCCTTGTCCTCATCGACCAGCACCACACCAAGCTCATTGCCATCTGTCACCCAGTATGAGCGCTGCTTTCTGCTATCCGCAACCTGCTCACTTGTCAGCCCGGCATCCAAACCAAAAAGGGAAATCGGCGGATCATAGTCAAATTTCTCTGGGTTCCGGCGAATGTCATCTAACACCCTGCGCACCTTGTCAGGGTTTGTAGCACCACCACCGAAAGCTCCAGGCTTCGGAATTCTGTAGGTATCATCTGTTTCAATCTCATGATACTTATTAGCAAGTAACAACTCAGCCGCCTTTTCGGGCGCGTCATTAGCGTTCGCTGTGCCGTCTAACACCATCTGATACGCAGTCATTTCAACAGCGTCAAACATATCATCATACAGACCACTGCGGTCCTGACTGTTGACAAGCGTTGTGCTCCATGAGGCCAGCTTGTCACGCACAGCGGTCTCAAAAGCTGTCTTCTCAGTCCCCGTGATGCCCACTCTTTTTGATATCTCTTTCGCGCCACCGTTTGCTTTTGCGCGATACATCTGCCGGGCAACAGGCCCATCTGTAAATGGACTCTGTGCAGAAGCAACCTTGTCAACACCTGAAATGATCTTTTCCTTTTGGAGCTGCTTAGAAACCCTGGGCCACTGATCACCGTACTGCTGCTGCGTCTGTACCATCAGCAGGTGCTTCTGCTCTTCATTTGCTTCGGTGTACATCTGATTGAAAGCTGACACTTGGTTCTTTGACAAAAGCACAGTGTCTGTGCGTGGTGTGCCCATGCGCTCTTGTGTAGCTATCAGCGTTTCCTGGTACTCTTGCTCTGCCAGGCGCAACAGCTCGGGATCAGCGCCCTCTTGCTGCATCTGTGTCAGCTGCTCTTGCTGGGCTTTCAACGCCGGGTTTACCTGTTGCATGGTCTGCACCGGGTCATCTTGGTACTGACGCGCAAAGCTGACATAGGCGTCACGCTTAGCAGACAGCTCAGCCGATTCTTCAGTGAAGTCACCCGGCTCCTGCATAGCCTGTGTCAGCCGCATGAACTCTTGCGAATTCTGTTCTGGTGTATTAGTGACCATTTCATGTACGAAGTCACCAGTTTTTATAGCAACCCTGATCTGCTCCTTGACAGCTTCACGTTTGAACTCATCCTGGATACCGTTCGCTGCTGCTTCAATCAAGCCGTTGTCTGTGCCAAAACCACGTTCTTTAATCAAACCCTGAAGACTCTTAACAAGCTGATTGTCATTCTTCGCTGACGTATCCACCTGCCGACTTTTCAACTGGTCGGCTTTTTGCAAACGCTGCTTCGTGGTCAGGTTGCTTTCAATGTCAAGGTTTCGTAGTTGACCCTCCAACGCTGACATTTCACCCTGTGTGCCGCTCAACAACACACCATCAATACCATCTATCTCTTCATCAACATCCACCACTGTCATGCGGCGGGTGCGCTCGTCGTCGGTCAACTCCATGGTGTCAACCAAGTCACGCATGTACTCGAAGTCACCGCTCTGCTGAGCTACAACATAGTTGTCGTCCAGCATCTGCTGGCGCTGCTCTTTTTGGACCTTAGCAGCCCGTATAGTGTTCTGTGTGAACTCGGCGTCGTTCCGGCCCTTCATCTTCGCAACCCACTCATCACGAAGGCGTGGATTTTCTATGTCTTGCGCCAGCTCGTCAACGCGCTTATTGGCAGCATTAAACCTAAGCTCGGGTAGAAATTCAGATGTTGGCACGTCACCGCGGGGTACTTTCTGCCCGCCTACCGTCTTGGTCAGCTGCACATCTTTGACGCCGGCGGCTTCCAGCTCCTGTGAGGGGAATCGATCAGACGAGCCCCAGTGCCTATCAAATTCCTGCATGTCCGTGTGTAATGCGTTGTCAGCGGTATCACGCTCCATCAATTCTTGACGGCTGCGCTTGATAGCAAACGCATTTGAGACATTCTGCGCTGTCTGCCCAATAGCTCTGGCAGCAACAGCAGCTGTCTGAGCATTGATGTTCGCTTCACGAATAGGCGCGGCAGCATCAACCCGCCCTCTGCCGAGCCCCGGTGCTTGTGGCTGTATGACTGGGATTTTAGGCATTAGGCTTGCCACCACTTAGCATTAGGGTTTGCTGCACGCGCAGTCTGTAAATTAGCAAAGCCACCAGAAAGTCCTGTTGCTGCCTGACCTATCCCACTGATCGCACTACCCACTGCACCAGCTTTTGCTGCTGACTTTAAGTTCTGACCGCCCTGCCTGGTGATCTGCACACCACGCTCGCCCTGCTGTACCGCAAAGTCACGTGTTGTTTGTCGTTGCTTTTTCTGTTCTGCGAGGAACCTACCAATAGAGCCACTTTTAATATCAAAGCCTGTTGCCCCAGCAGCAGCTAGTTGCTGTCCGCCTGCCTGTTCACTCTGAATATCAAGACGACGCAAAGAGTCAGCCAACTGAAAACGCTCAAACTCTTCTTGCTTACGTGTAAGCTTCTTGGCTTTCTTGCCAGCTTTCTTTTTTTCACTGGCACCGAAAGCCCCTGAAGCAAGAGTGGAACCGGCGATAATAGATCCAGTAATCATACTATGGGCCCCTCTTTATGTAGCCGAGCAATGGGCTTCCATCTTCACACATGTCAGGCATTTCAAAATCTCGTTCAAAGCCAAGAAATTTCACCCACCGTGCGTCTTTCGGCTCATTTCCAGCAATCATGATTATCATCTTTTTCATATCATATTTGATAAACAGCTGGTCTATAATATACCGCACCGCGCGAGCATACATCTTGCCAACATAAGTTAGGCTGTGTGACTGAAATGCCCACGCCATGTACACGCCTTTATGAAACTGTATGATGCCTATAATAGAAATCACCTCACCCATAGACCTGAAGGTAAAAGCTTCTGGCGACACGAATGGCAGGTACTCATTGCCCTCAAAAATTTCCCTATGATCTTGTGTTAGTTCATCCATGTCAGCAGCTTCAAACCTATCTACTCTCATAGTCCAGTTACATCAGTCTCATTGAATATGCCCAGTACCGTCAGCGGGTAGGGCAAATCCTGTTCAACTTCAATTTGTGCAAATCTGTCACGACCTAAGTTAGCCACTTTCTGATAAACAACACCTTCCAGAATCGGATCAGCAGTGTCATCATTAGTGGTCAGCTGTCTTGTCGGCGGGCGCTTACCATTGATCAAAGGCTCTGCTGAATCGAGTGTAGCCACAAATATTCTGTTGTGGTGCTTGATCTTCCCTCGCGTTGAGCCTTCACTGTCTTGTGTGTCATAGGGCAGCGTTTTAATACGCTGACTGTAGTGATACCCTGCAGACACTTCCAGTGCTGGCTCAATCAACACTATGGAGCCATCTACACCAACTGTGACATCTGGTTGCACCCATCCGTCAGCGATCACACCTACCGTCTGCCCTGCTAAATGATCAAAGCCAAAAAACTGTGTTGTCAGTATCGCAGACGTGGCTGTGACATAACTGTCTAAATATACAGGTTTCTCTGGTCGCCAGCGTTCCAGGAACAACTTATTGTTTCGTCTAACAAGGAGAGCAATCTGGTGAGTGCCATTAGATACAAACTCACTGGCGGAAACAATGTCCCCTTCAGTTTCTAAAATAGCCCACCCGATAGTGTCAACGTCTTGGTTATACACACCAACAGCTGCGGTGCCGTTTGCTAAAACAGCAATTAGGTTCTTTTCCTTGCCTTTAAACGTTGTCAGTTCAAGTATGGAATCAAGGCCAAACAGGTGCTCAGAAGCAAACGTTACATCAACAGGTGTGTACCCATCGCGCCCACGCACATAATCAAAGGAGTTAATTTTGTCTCTGTCTGAATTAACAAAAAACAGATTGGTACCCAACTTGCGCGGCTGTATCACAGCACCACCTTCAGACGAGTTAGCACGCGCTGTGATATCTGAAGGTGTGATGTTTGGGCCAGTAGAGCTTATGACATCTTCACGCTTCGACGTACCCATGAACAGCTCTTTACCAGAAGCAAGCCATGATATGACACCCTCTTCTGTACGGTCTGCTTCTATGGGACCGTTGTCTGCTACTGTCACAGTTGTTCTGAAATCAATATAGTTTGTGTTGGCAAACGCTGTTTCGTCTATCTTGGTACCAATCAATGTGCCGGGTAACTCATCCTGCCCACCAAGATATGTGCGTGTGTTAGAAAAAGCGATTGCTCTGGGGTTAGACACTACGCTGTTCCATGGTGACGTACCACTACCCGTGGGGTACGACCCTGCATCTGTGAACCAGGAAATGACATCAAAAAGCCAGACGTTTGTGTCCGTCACTCTCAAATATTGTGGGAACACTGCTCCTGTCACAAAAAACTGCTCTTTAGTTCCGCTTCTTTTGTTGGGCACCATGCCCTCTTGAAGTTCAGCTATGTCTAAGTTATTCCAGGGAGAAGCAAAACTAAGCGGGCCAGGATTTGCTGTGACATCATATACGGCCCATTTGTCAAGCTCGATAACCTGGTTTGCTTCTGTTGTTCTGAACGTTACAAAATACGATGCGGCGGGCGCGGTATACGTCAGCACTGGTGTTGTGCCACTAACTATATAATCACCTAGATCATTATCCCCCGGAGTACTACCAAGTCTTATGTTGACATTTTCATCCGTCAGCTGTAGCAACCTAAGCACATTTGCGTTGCCTAATACGGTACCTGTAATGCCTGAGCCACCAAACCCAGTGAACTGAACCTCAGCCCATTGAGCTGCCTGAGTACCATTTGTTAACGTACAGATACTGCCACCAAACTGCACTTCAGCCTGACCACCATTTGTAGCTTCAATCCATTCGCTTGGCTTATCAAAATCAAAGTCTGTGACAACGAGATTGACAGAACCTAAAAACCCATTCTCATCTAACACATAAATCTGATCATTTGTAACAACCACAATGTATGTGTCATTCTCGTTGCGCTCAAACGAAAACAAACGCCCATAGGTGACATTTGGGACTTCAGCTAAGAACTCAGTACCACGCCGGCCGACAGCCGGGCCTCTGGAGCTGGGCAGTATGTTGACCGCATCACGCAGCCCCTGCTTGTACCCCTTAGTGTCGGATCTAAGATCCAGTAAAGGAGTAACAGAACCCGCTGTAAAGGAGTTTTGAATAGGGCGGAACTTTGGCATTACGGGCGCCTGCCCAGATTGCGTCCGGTGATTCTCCTGACACTCAATATCCTGGGTGACCTGATCCTGTCTGACGAGCCCTGAGTGCCGTCTGTTGAAGATGCGGCACGTATCATGTCCTCAAATTCTATCTTGAGATCGTTCTTCATCGACCGACTTTCAGTCAATGGTGTGGCCATAAGGTAAGCCAGATACAACGCCATGGCCTCTACAAAAGAGGGGCTGAACCTATCCTCTGTGATCTCATTAAAGATGTATTTCAGATAAATAGTGCTGAAGTTTGATACTATGGTGTTGCCTTCAAGCCGGTAGTCCATGGGGGAACCACCATCTTTATAGTCCTCATACTCAGAGACTATCAAAGTCCGCAAACAATCAGCAGGCTTGTTATGCTGGTACCCATACCCCCAAAAATCAGAAGGGTTGACCAGAGGCGTCGTTAGTGTTGTGCGCTTCGTGGCAAATGTCCATGCCCTCTTTTCCAAGGCATACCGTCGCGCTGAATCATAATTGGTAACACAAAGGGCAGCTTCAACAGACTCATCAGGATCAAAGGCCATGATAAGGTTTGCCGACAACAGCGCCAGCGCTTTGTTGCAAATTTCAACCTTCGATGTCATAGAAGCTGCCTTTAGTGTTTAGCTGAATTCGTCAGTAGCAACGACCTCTTCGGTCTTTGGTTTAGCTTTTGCCCTTGTTCTTTTTTTAGGAGCTGGTTCCGCGTCCTGCGGGTACCACAGATCCAACAAACTCTGTACCGTGTGTGTCATCAGGTCCAGCTTACGGCAAATCTGATTGACGTTGGCACCATTGTCATACATACGACGGATACTGGTCATTTTTCTTACTGAAGCACTTGGCTCGGGCATTTGGAAATCTCTCTCTTTATTGTTTATGGAAGTTCAGGTACAGGCGGGTCAAAATCTAACTCACCTAAAAATTCAACACATTTTTCAAGAGCGGATCTTGATCGAACTGACAGCCCACCTGCGTTTGGCAACACCATGGCTACAACACCAGGGCCTGCGATTGCACTGAGCAACGTTGAGTTTTCAACAGCTGTAGCTACCTTCGCATGATCTTTTGGAAGCCCCAAAAGGTTTGATGTTGTCGAAAATTGAGTGGCTGTTCCTGCCCACGCCTGGACAGCCGGCGACTCCCTCAAAACCTCCCTTGTACCTCTGAGTGTTTCATGAATCTCCACAAACCGTTCAGTGGCTGCAACAGCATCATCAACCAACACACACACGTCACCTTGATCAACTATAACTGATAGTGCTGTTGAGTCCGGTACAGTTTCAGAAGTAACATTATCTTTTGTACTGCCAAGTGCTAGTTTTGCATACTTCATATTCCTATCTCCAAAAAAGCCCCTGCAACCAGCACAGGGGCCATGTGGTTTACTCTACACTCATTCAGTCACCAGCTTATGGCACTGCGTCTGCATAATGGCCGATACGAATGTGCTCATCCTGGACGCGAACACAACCAGCCGCGAACTGGTAGAACACCTGCCACTGGTATGACACGCTGGGGTTCTCAGTGATGCGTACTTTCATATCCATGTTGACCGCAAGGCCCAGTGCCTTCTTGGTCATGAAGATGCAGTAATGCTCACCGGCAGCCGGCACCGTCAGGCGGTTTGACACGATCCAGGTGAAGCCCATCCAGTTCGGCACGATGCCACTCGCACTCAGCTCCTGTAGAGCCTGCGTCTGAACGTAATCGGCGTTGGTCTGTTCGGTCAGCTGCAAGAGCTTACGAACCTGGAAGGGTGTCACAATAGCCACCTTGGGCTCATCCGGCATGATTTCCTGGAGCATGAAGCTTTCCTGGATCTCAGTCACAGAGTCAAAGGTAATGTTGATGGTGCCGTCCCCAATAATGTTGCCCGCGGGGAGTGCGGTCGGGGTCAAGGTGCCGTTGTCAGTATTTACCAATGCCGTGCCGCTGGCCGCGTCGATGCAGATGTCGTCGTATGCTCGGCGCATGCTCATGCCGATGCTTTCAGTAAATGCACTTTCCGGGTCGATAGCCATCTGCGCGGCATCGAAATCTTCGAATGTCATAGTAGATTCAAAGACACGGGGGGTGGAAGTACGGCGGGTCCATACGTCATCAACATATTGCGTGTCTTGGCGCCGGACAGCCTTATCACGCTCGATAGCGTCGGTGGCGTCCAGTCGATCCCAGTTATAGAATTCAGCGCTGGTGGAAACTTCGGTTACGTGGGGACGTACCCGGGAATCACTCTGCTGTGCGATTTGGATGACCGAATCCCGGAATTCCTGGATTAGGGCATTGTCAACTGTCTGTACCATTTTTAGTTCCTCTTGTGTGGGTTATGTAACCCATTGAAAACTGTCTAAGTTCTCGCTGGGTCTACCCTCACAAGAGGAACCTCATGCTGTGGTTTTAACCTTCGTCAGCCCGGTATCCGGAACGTTGGTCTATGCCATTAAGTCAAGAATAGTACTAGCAATTTCGTATGTCAAATACTATCCAGACTGGCCCGGATATGCCATTTTGTAGAGCGCCCTGACTTTATCTTTGGCAGCCTGGTGCGCCGGGTCCATCTTAAGATTATAGGGGTGGTCCTTGTTGCTACGAATTTCACTGATAGCCATTTTCGCGTCACTCGGCGACATCAAAGAATTGCCCTCACCCTCTTGATTATAAAAGTTATTGTTCTCACCGTTGAGCCCACCCAGCACAGAATTCAACCAGCGCAGTGTGTTCGCACCGGCAGTGCCACTTTCAACAGATTCCAGCAGCCCTTCGGGGGCGCCAGTCCTGCCCAGTAAGTTCTTGATAGCAGACACTTTCCCTTCTTTTGTCAGGCCCCATTCCAGATTAAGACTATCCATGTCCTTGCGGAACTGTTCGTGGTTGGCGATGTCCCCGGCCTGCTCGGCCTCAGCCACCTTCTCAATCACTTTTTTAAACTGCCCTTTGGTCAGCCCGGCTTCCGCGGCGGCGGATGTCAACAGACTCCAGCGGTCGTCCGGGATGTCAATACCGTCCACCCGCACACGCTCGTAACCGTTGGCATCTTCTGGCGCCCCCATCTGGCGGAGCGTACTCTTGGCTGTTTCTTCGTTGCCATAGTCGGGCGTGGGTATCAGGCCGGGCACCTGCTTCTGCAGCTTCTGATAAAACTGTTCACGTGCTTCAGTGCCTGCGTCCTCACCTGGTACCGTGATCGAGCGGCCCATGCGGGAGCGCATGTCACCTACCTGCTTATAAAAAGTTGCCGCATCAGGCGCGTCTTTAACTTCCTGCCAGCCTCGGATGTCTTCTGGTAAAGACGCTCGCCAATCAGCAGGGGCTGCGCCAGCGCCGCCACCACCGACATCACCAGTACCACCGCTGCTATCGCCAGTCCCACCAGCACCAGCTTGACCACCCCCACCTTCTGCGCCTGCTCCACCTTCGCCCCCTTCAGCCATGACATTCAGCCAAAATAAATTGTTAAGTTTCATTTAGTTACACCCCTTTAGTCTACTTTGGATTTCGGGCAAACTTCTTTGCCACCTTCTTCGACGGGCATTTGCCACGCGCTTTCTTCCGCCCCTTGGCGGTAGTGCACATGCCCATGAATTTCTGCTGCTTCTTACTCTTCGCTGGCATCTTCGACCCGTCCTGCATCGCGCACCATGCGCTCGATATAATCAACCACATCCCTCTGCGCGGCACGAACGACAATACGTGTCTGGTCTGGGTGATCGGTCAATTCATTTGTGCTGAATTCATTCTTGATAGACTGCAGCACCTCTTGCCCTGTGTGATTATCAAACACGGTTTGGAACTTACGTGCTTTCTGGGCAAGTCTTTCTTTAATCCTTTCATGTGCTTGAGCCTGTGCTTTTTTCTGTGGAAGTTCAGATAGCGCCATTATTGTATGGTCCTCGCTTGGTCCGCCTGCGCGGTATTCTTGTCAGCCTTTGATAGTGTTTCAGCCTGTTCAGCTTCTGCCTGCGCCTGCGCTGCATCCGCCCGGTCCCGGCGCTTCTTGGTTATCTCAGCCTCGCCGGCCATGATATCTGATGGTACGCCGCGCATTTCGCCCAGACGCGCCGACACCATGTCGAAGTTCACCGTATCGACAATGGTAGGGTCCAGATCCGCCGCGCTCGTGATGTCAGCCAGGAAGCCTTCAATGGCCACCACCTCCTGCGCCCGCTGGGCTTTCGGCAGCGGCCCAATATATTCTACTTCATAATCAGCATCTTGCACCTGTGCTGGCGGCGCCGGGAACTTGCCGGCCCGCGCCAAGATGTTAAACACCCGCTGGAGCATCGGCGAGAATACCTGACTCTCAAGCCGGCCCATGGTTGGCCCCAGCAGCCGCTGCATCAACTGCCAACGTACCTGTACCTCCGTGGCTGTCATGGCCGGGCTGTCTTTCAGCGCCAGCTGATCAATAAAGAATCCCTGCCGGATGCTGTCCTGGAGCTGTGCCAGCTTAATCTCGCCGACATCGAAGCGGGCTTTACTCTCATACTCCCGTATATCGTCCAGGCTCCGGACTACCGTCAGGCCACCTTCTTCAATGTCCAGGTCACTCAGTAGCCCGCGCTCAGTCGCCAGTGTCGGCGGGTTTATAACTTTGCCCAGCTGTGTCAGGGTCATTCTGACAATCTCATTGGCACTCTTGATCGTCGCCATGGCTTTCATGGCCGGGCTGTTGCCCCATTTACTGTCATTCGTCTTGCGCCACCGGGCGACAAAGGTAGGCATTTC